CCGATGCGGTTCATGTGTCCCCTTATGGCTCAAGGTGGTGGGCGCAAAAGGTGCTGACGACCACTTGGGAGGACCAGTACCCCGAGGTTCTTGGGATTGCAAATTTGTTTAACGTGTCGGGCAACGGCTATATGGAAGCGGGCTGTACTGTTTGGAATAACAACGATGCCACGGCGACCGTACCTAGCATTCTCCTCCGCGCTCCATCAGGAAACTCCGTGTCAGCAGGTAACGAATATCCTATCGTTGGCTCTGGTTGTGGTTTCAGCCAGACAGACGCTGGTGATTCGTTTACTTCTGACTCGGCCCCTGTGTTTGCGGGTAGATACTACGTTGGGTCGGTTGGTATCAACTTGAACGACGTTACGACGGGTGCCACGCTTTTGGTTCAACTACAAGACCAGGGCGGGACCGAGATCCCCGCTGCGAATGTTCAGTGGTGGGTAGAGGGGCCTAACGTCGGCAAGAAAGAAAAGCTAGAGGATTCGGGTGAGTCATGGCCTATCAGGCAGAGGGCATGTCACAAGGGTTGTGTGTTCAAATGGGCAGTTCTCATACCAGATGGTGTAACCGGGTTGCAAGTCCTATTCGACCCGGACAGTGCCGAAGACGCTTCGGCTGACGAACTGTGGATGCGCCCCAAGCTATTCAACGACCTCGAATCTCATTACCTGATCGCAGACGGCCCCGCGCACATCCAAATCTTCACTGACTCACGCGGCAGCACTGCGGCGGCTGAGCGATTCCCTGCGTCAATGGATTACATGATGGGATACACGACGCCGAACGGCCTTACCCGCACCACCACTCCCGCGTCTCTTCGGCCCAACCTTTACCTAGACGAAGCTCCCAGTGTAAGCGCTATATGGACATCAGGAGAGCGCCTTGGCAATCGAGTAGGGCCAATCGACTCAAATGAGGGATACAATGGCGTAGTTCAGACAAACCTCATCGAGAACCAAATCACGGACAAGACATCTTACTGCATTGCTTTTTATTCGGTGAACGATTGGACTTCAGGAGACGTTTCGCAGAAGGCTCGTCCATCTTCGCAGGCGCTAGCCGGTGACGCAGAGGCTAATCGGCACCTGTATTGGGTAGACCAAATTCGCGGCTTTGAGCAAGTCTCCGAAAAGAACGGGTGCCAGCCGTTAGTCATCCTCGACACCGACCACTACGCCAACACTACGAGTAATCACCGCTGTGCAAACGCGAGCGGAGTCGCGCAAAACTGCGGTGTGAGCCACAACGAGTTGATGAAAAACATTTTGCACAACCAACTCACAGGACACTGACCCGGTGCCTACCGATCCCGGAACAACCTCATGGATGACTGAACTTATGGCTGCCTTTGGTGTCACGGGAAGTGGTGCACTCGCGCGTATTTTCTACAAGCAGAATCAGCGCGAGGCCGAGTTCGAGCAACGCCACAAGGCTTCCGAGGCTCGGCTTGCTCGGCACTCCGAAGCGATCAAGGCGCTGGCTGAGTCGTCTGCGAAAACCGGGACAACGATTGAGAACCTGAGCGGTGACATCGACGAGATCAAGGACGGCATTCGGGCGCTGGTGAATAACGCAGCGGGTAGGGATGTTGTTTAGTTTTCCCAAACACAGAAAGCGCAGACAATGATTACCGAATCAATCGCATTCAAGGAAAACGCCTCGTTTAAGCCATCAAATTTTCGTCCCGAGATGGTCGCTTTGCTGACGGCACTTTTGGTCACTGCCCCAGATACGACCGATGGGCGAATGGTAATCACCGAAGGGCACCGCCCTGCCCAACACACCGACGATGCTCACACTTGGTGCAACGCTTTCGACATTCGTTCCCAAAACGTAGAAGCGGAAGATGAAGATGCTCGAGAGCTCGCGATGTGGCATTGGGTGGGCCGCGTTCGAGAGCGGCTCGACGATCCTTTGGGCTCGTACCAATTCGTGGTTCACGGCGAAGGGTTCAACATGCACATTCACGCGGAAATTGATCCGCGATAGGAGAAGCAAAATGGAAGTACTTGTTTCGCAAATTCCCTACGGGATTGAAATCATGTCACTCGTGGTCGCCATTGCAGGCTTGGTTTCTGCTGTGGTGCCTGACTCAAAAATGCCGTCAATCGTTTCGACAGTGCTCAACTGGCTCGCGATGAATTGGGGTCACGCGGCTAACGACGAAACCGTGAACTGATGTGGCTCGCGCTATCCGTAACATCGTCCGCAATTTTGCTTGCGGTTTGGTTCGGATGGCAGCGCAGTCGCCTCGCTGTTTTGGTGGGCGAGCTGCAAAATGAGTTGGTCTATTCGAGATTGCGGGTGCAAAGCCTGGAGAAAGAAAATGCTGAGATGGCGCGTGCTCCTCTCGATGGCCCTACTAGCGTTGCTGCTTTGCGTCGGGTGCTGGACTCCGATGACGCATAGGCGTCGTTGCCCCCAACCAAGCGTGGTCGAAATTGACGACTACGAAGCAGTTGTTTTCGCAGATCCAGACCGACCGGTAGTCCGTTGGGTTGGGCGTTTGGTTTCGTTCTGCTGGCCGGAAGAATCCAATGACGCGAGACGTTGATTTATCCTTGGCTGACGAAGACATTAAGCAAAGGCTAGCCAAGCGCGGTCAGTACGCGGGCAGGACGAACGCCCTTCAGGTGTGGGAAAAAACCGCACCGAAAAAAGAGCGAACGACGTTTGAGGCGTATGTCCGTAACTGGCTACTGCTTAGAGATGACGGGCACAACATCGGATGGAAGGCATTCTCCGAGCTCTGCTGCGAAGATATCCCCAGCTTTGACGTTGCCCATCAAGCACTGAAGGGGGCGCTGAGTGAGCGGATCAAACGTCTCTGACTCTGAGATCAAGAAGCGGCTCAATGCCATAGCCGACGCGGAGCAGGACGAACGGGAGCGCATTTCTGAACGCAAGCGAATGCGGAAGGTGTCGCGCAGCAATACTGCGCTGAAAGGCGAAGTCCGCACCCTCTCAAAGATGCTCGATGAGTCAGCCGTTACGATTGAGGCGCTTGAAGCCTTGCGCGAGAAGCCGCGCCCCGGTCGCAAGATGGCGAAGGTCCGAGGTCGAAAGAGCGGGAAGCTCCCTGTCGCCTGGGTGGCTCTGGCATCCGACTGGCACACCTGCGAGCTCGTGACGCTCGATCAGTCCAACAACATGAACGAGCACAACCCCGACATCGGAAGAGAGCGCGCCTTCGAGTGGGCTCGCAATCTGGTCACGATGGTCAAGCTCTCGCAGGAGCGCCTAGATGTTAAGACCCTAGTTCTGTGGCTGGGTGGCGATTTCCTGGTCAATTCAGGAATGCACTACGGCGGCATGTGGGATGTTGCAATGACGCCCGAGCAGGAGGCTCGCGTAATTCGCAACCTGCTTGTCGAGATCATCACGTTTCTGCGCGCCGAGTTGGATGTCGAACGCATCCACATACCGACCTCTTGGGGCAACCATGACAGGTCGTCAATGAAGATCGTGCCTGGACTCGCGAAAGACTTCAGCCACGCTTCAATCGTGTATGAGGATCTCGCTTCGTGGTTTGCTGCGGACGCTTCGATTACTTTCGAGATTAGTACCGCTGAATGGAATCTCGTCGATGTCCACGGCTATCCGATCCTGTTCCACCACGGTCACGGGATTCGCTATGGCGGTGGCGTCGGCGGGATCTCCATACCTCTGATGAAGAAGGCCGGCGTGCTCGCGCGCGACTACGACTTCAGAACAATCTGCATCGGGCACTATCATCAATGTCAAATCTTTGGAGCGGGTCAGGCCGTCTGCAACGGCTCGCTGGTTGGTATGAATGGCTACTCGACCGATGGCGGATTTCCGTCAGAGCCACCTGCACAAATGGCTTTCGTGATAGACCTCGAGCGGCTAGAGATCAGCGACTTCTACCGCGTGTGGGGATGTCAGGTGTGAGGAAAGCGCGCAACCGATTCGAGAGATCGAAGCAGGTTCTCGGCTGGCTTCAATCCGAATGGCCCGCAGGACGGCGTGTCGAGATGATCTGGGTTGACGAGATCATTGACGAGGACGCTTCGTGCCACTGTCACGGCCAGACGTACCGCGAAGACCGACACATTGTGATCGAGCTGTCGATGCGTAAGTGTCGGACGTGGGAGCAGATGAACAGCACCCTCATTCACGAGTACGTTCACGCGGTGCAGTGGGGTCCGGCGTCGATCGAGCTCAAGACCGACCACCATCCCCCCACGTTTTACACCCTGATGGGCGAGATCCAAAACCGCTGGGACCACGACCACGGTTACGAGCAGGCTAACGAGTTCCCGCTAAAATAGTCGTTTGAATTTTGTTTACTACGCCAACTGAAAAGTGGTTTTTGATTGCCTGACTTCACCGTGCATTGGCATCAAGCTCAGCCCGAGCAGGTCACTGCTTTTGAGTTCCAATTTCAGCGCGTCGGCTCCCGAGAATGGGAATGGGTTCAGCGCGTGCAAGATCCTGCTGATGGCTGCGTCGAATGCTTCCAGGCGACTGTCGAGCTGCCGCGCACTGCGCTGTTCGTCCGCAGCCGTTCAATAGGCAGCGTCGAAGTCAGCGAGTGGTCGCGCGAGCTTCCTGTTCACGCGCTGCCGGAACCCGGCTTCACGGCAGCGCTGCTGATCGGCGTGCTGTGGCTTGCGCTTCGGTCGCTTAGAGTTTTCCATGCGAGCGCTGCCACTGCCGGAACTTGTCCGTTGCCGATGCAGCGCAGTCGGTCCACCCGAGCGGCCAACCCATGAGCCACTCGACCCACGTTGGGTTCAGTTGCCCACCAGCCTGGGCTGCAAGCGTCGGCGTCGGCCACATGGCGACCGCCGTCTGCAAGCTGATTCCAGTTTTGCTCCTGCCGAGCTTCGCAAAGTCTGGTCCCGCTGCGCTCGCCTTGGGCGTCGGCCACATATTCTTGCGCGCCATCATCCCGAGACTTGGACGAATTGCCGCGCCCGAGCTCGCTGATTTGTTTCTTCCGCCTTCGTTCGCTGTAGGTGTCGGAAACATCCAAGCCCGGCACCCTGGGTGCTTCATCATGGACGGACTGAGTTGGTTCGCTGTCGCAGTCGGAGTTGCGAGCCAAGATCCAGATCCGGTCCCGCTTGTGAGGTGCGCCGGAATGGTGCGCGCCAAGCACTCCCCATTCCGCATCGAACCCCATCGCGGCCAAGTCTCCGAGAACGGTTCCGAGTCCCCGAGAAGTGAGCATTGGGCTGTTCTCCACGAAGACGAATCTAGGTTGTACTTCGCCAATGATGCGAGCGAACTCGCTCCAAAGCCCGGAGCGCTCGCCTTCGATTCCTGCGCCTTTTCCGGCGGCGCTGATGTCTTGGCACGGGAAGCCGCCTGAAACGACATCAACAATTCCGCGCCAAGGTCTTCCGTCAAAGGTTCGCACGTCATCCCAGATCGGGAAGGCTTTGAGACATCCGTCGTTTTGTCGAGCCATGAGAACGTCTCGGGCATAAGGCTCGTTTTCGACAGCGCAGACTGTTTGCCATCCGAGCAACTTGCCGCCGAGTATTCCGCCACCAGCGCCCGCGAATAGTGCCAGCTCACGAAGTGACACCTAGTGCGGCCTCCCTCACCATTCGATCCCCATCCCCACGGCATCGCTGAGTGCCATCGCGACATCCAGGCGCGGAAGGCGACGACCTTTCTCGATCGCGTATAGATGCCCCACGGTGGTTCCGGTTTGCTTCGCGATCTCTGCCGCACTCACGCCGGAGGCTTTGCGAACTCTCCGAAACTCTTCGACCCACTCCTGAGCCCAGAGGTAAGGCCCATCGGCACTTATCCGGTTAGGCGCGTCGGGTGACGTGATGGACAACCCCAGGTGGTTCTCGATCTTCAGCTTCGTTTCGAGTCGCGCCTTCGATTTGTTGATCTCTATCGAGAAAATCGTCTTCACGTTGACGCCAGATTCTCGGGCGAGGGCTAGCCGGTCCCACCCCTTCGCCTTGCGCGCTGCTCTGATGATCTCGCCGTAGGTTGATTCGCTCATGACCCGTAGTCCTCCTTCATCTCAGGATGACTGCCGCAGAAGTCGTCCGACCTGACCCAGGGCCAATGTGATTCAATTACGCCATCGCCTACCAACGTAGTAGGTGGTGCAAAGTGGCAGTACCCGCCGGGGTCGCCAAAATAAACCCCTTCAGCGTCTTGCTCTACGAAGAAAGGGCAGTCGAGACAAACCGGTCTGTCCATCATTCACCCCCACCCATCCCAAAGAGATCGTCAACGTCGGAATCGCTCGCCGGAGAAGGAACGTCCCGAACCTCCTCCGACGAACTATCAGGAGCCACGCCTTGCGGCTCCATCCCACGGTCATCCTCCGGGTCTGGAGTGATGTCTCTTGCATTCGCTAGCGCATCCGTTGCCGCCTGTGCCGACGTGCCGCGCTCGGGTCGGCTTGCTTGGATGTCGCTCATTTCGTCCGATGTGTAGAGTCCCATTGCGACTTCAGGTGCAGTGGTTCGCGCAAAAAACGCAGCCGCTCGGTAGCGCAGCATGAGATCCGGCATCGTCTTCCACTTCGAGCCGCTTTTCGTTGACCAGCCCTCAGCCTTCGCCATTGCCATTGACACGGGCGGACCTTCGTACTCTTCGCCTGTCTCGATGTCGTTGGCTACAGCGATGCACGTCTTTTCGTCGCCCTCTCCGGTGATCCGGTACTTGAGCGGCGTGAACCGGCCGCACTGGTTCAGGCAGGCAATCAGAAACGTGGCTCGAAAGCTCGGGCGACCGTGGATCACGTCAAGATTCTGCATGACCATCAGCGGGTCTGCGCCGATTCGCTTGGCGAGGTTGAACGCAATCAGGCAGTTGGCGACGTTGCCTTGAAACTCTTTAGGCACAAGCCCAGACTTCGAGAGTCCAACAGCCTCGCGCTGCGATAGCGCAAACATGCGCTCCTGATTCGTGGGTACTAGGTCCGTCGTCGTTTCGTTCGTGTCTGCCATTACCATTGGTCATTCTCCTGATTGAAGTTGATTGCGTACTCGGGAAGCCGAAGCTCTTGGATCTCTCCAGATCCTCCAGGCCAGTGCCCTGCGTTCTGACAGTCTCGCCACTCGGCAAGTGCCTTGCGGTACTCGAAGCGCCCCTGCGCGATTGAGTCCTCGTCAAGCGTGTACGTTGCGACCTCATGCGGCGCGGCGCTGTTCACGACCAAGAAGGGATAGTGATCGACCACCAAGCCGGCGAGCTCCGCTGTGTCGAGGTAGTACGCGGCGCTCATGTGATAACCGAAATTGACACACGCTCGGGTGAACGGCTTCGCTCGGTGATCGTTGGCGCTCTTTACGTCTACAATCATCGCTGCGGCTTCGCTGAACCAGTCAGGGCGACACTTGCGCCATAACTCAAACTCGTCGTCCCATGCAAAGATCGAAGCCTCTGAGATCCCCTTCACGCCTTGCAGGTGCGCTCCGATTGGGTTGTCACTCACGCGCTTCTGAATCTGCTTCAGCCCGTCGAGCTCGGACTGTGACAAAAGCCCTTCAAGCCCAGGCGAGGAAAGCAGTTCGGCCTTCGCTTCCTTGAATAGCTTCGTGGATCGCCAGACCTTCGCCTCATTGTCTGCCGGTTGCTGCGGCTCGAGCTTGTAGCGAGTGCTTAGCGTGTCGGGCTCAAGGATCGCGGTGTGGATTGCTGTTCCCCACTCCTGCGCTGGCGTGCTCGTGTTGCCTCTCATTCGAGCAAACGCTGGGCTTCGCTGCATGTTCTTCAGATCCGACGCTGACACGCCCTCAGCGGCTCTGTAAACGTCCATCGGCAAGTCCTCGACTAGTCCGACCGTTGGCTTGAAAGTCTGTGCTGCGCTCATTGTGCGGCTCCCATGTAAACAGCGAGCAGGTAACCAGCGACGAGGCCAAGAGATGCCCCGATGACCGCTGCAATGATGATTGACCCTTCGTGGTGCAGCCTGTCTGCGTGCTCGTTGACTTCGGCGATTGCTGAGTCGAGCTCAATGCATTCCAGCCGCTCGGCGTCGGTAATGTCCATCGGGTCGTATTGAATAATCACCCAGTCGAGTGGGTAGTCGTTTTTGGTGGCGCGGTTCATTCCGTCTCCCCGTTCATGGCCTTTTCGATGGCTTCAATGTGGTCGTTCGCGTGAGACTCCTGGCGGTTCCCGTGATCGTCGGGGTAGGTGTCGCAGCTCCAGCCGCCGCCGATGCAATCGCCCACAATGTTGTTCAGCGGGTGGTGCGCGATCCACTTGATGATGGACTCGAGGTGTTCAACTCGTCTCCTGTAGTGAGCTCGTTCGGCGTCTACGAGATCTTGGCTTCCGTATGTCATTTCGTACCTCTATGCGACATAGGTCGGTAGACCTGATTGAGTTCATGGCAGTGCGGGCAGTACAGCCGGCGCTTGTAGAATCGGTGCAGTAGGCGGCACATATTAGAGCCACTCCAATCCGAGGCCGTCGCAGTCTTCGCAGCCGCCCTTATCAACCATTTCAGGTTGGTCTTCGTCGCTTGGGCCACCCGATACAAATCGAAACCCGTCGCCAGTGCCGTCACACTCCTTGCAGTCGGGAGCGTTGGCGGCTTCGAGTGCGGACTTCAGCGCCGAGCGGCAATCTCGGTGTGCGGAGCGGGAAGACTCAAGACTAGACTCGGCACGATTTGCTCGGTTCAGCGCTACGTCGCCGCGCAGTGTCGCCTTCGCTAAGTTTGAAAGAAGCCAGTCGCAGCGATCGTGCATCAAAGCGTTTGCGCGAATCTCGCTTTCGTAAAGCGCCAGTCGTGCATCGCTTTGGGCGGCGAGACTGTTCATCGCGTCCTCTGAACTACGCATCTTTTCGTAAAGCTCATTCGTAATGTGGACGGGCTGATCTTGCTTGACGATTGTGGGTTGTTTCGTACTTGGGGACGTATTGGTCAAGTGGTTCTCCTTGGTGGTTGGTGACTTGTTCGGTCTGCCGTGCTGGATACTTTATGCCATACGGAATAAGAGTTGGCAATAGGTTTTATGAAAAACGATCAGTTGTTGTGAATAATGATTCCGCTTTGATGTCTATTTCGACATACGGTATGGGTGACACGGTTCACTTTAATGGCCGTTATCACCCTTACTTTGGGTCATATAACCCAAAAACTTCCCAGACATGACAGATGGTATTCTTGCACGCAGGGGGGTCTTGGATAAAACCGGGTTGCCAAACCATGCCGAGCGGCATAGGTTGACCGCATGACATTAGACAAACTGCTTCGCACTACCGCCTGGACGGAGACGACTCTCGCTAAGGCGGTCGGTGTGGGCCAGCCGACTATCAACCGGCTACGCACGAAAAAACGCACTGCCAGTCCGCAGCTCGCGCTCGCAATCGAGAAGGCGACGAAGGGCGTGGTCAAGCGGACGGAAGTTCCGCTGATCCCGGCTAATCGCAAACTGCTGGCGCAATTACCATAAACACAAAGCGCCCATTGGGTACAAGCCAATGGGCGCAAAGGAGAAAACATGAAAGCGACAGTCGAATACATCACGCCCGAAAAGGCACAGATGATGCTCAAGAATAACAAACACAACCGCAAGATGTCAGAGGCTGCTACGGAGAAGTACGCTCAAGCGATGATTCGTGGCGCGTGGATTGAAAACGGTGCGCCAATTATTTTCAGCGGAGACACGCTTTTAGACGGACAGCACAGGCTTTCCGCGCTGATAAAAAGCGGAATCTCTCGAGAATTTGTGGTGGTCACTGATTTGCATAGATCCGCATTCACAACGATTGACACGGGGAAAAGTCGCAGTCTGTCAGATGTTCTGAGCATCCAAAAACAAGAGAACGAAAAAACTCTCGCGATGACGATCAGGCAACATTTTACCTTCACAGCGACAGGTGGTTTTGATATGGGGAAAGCGCAGAAACAATTTACTCACGCAGAGTATTTGGATTACAACGAGCTGCACCCTCAGATAAAAAAATCCGTTCTTTTTGTGTGCTCGTTCCCTCGACGACAGAAGGCGCTGATGGCCCCTGGTCCGACATCGTGCTTGCACGCATTGTTCTCTGATCGAGACTCATTGTTGGCAGACGAATTTATCCGAAAATTTCACACTGGTGAAAATATCACGGAAGCAGATCCGATTTATAGGTTGCGGGAGAAGTTCATCGAGGCGCAAACGTGCAACAATGCGAAATTTCGGTTGACGCCAGATGAGAAAAGCGTGTCGATGATTTTGGCATGGAACGCGACTAGAGAAGGTGTTCCGTTAAATCGCATTGTCACCCGGGCACGCGGCACGAGGGGAGTGCGGAAGGTTTCAATCACGTGACCCGCAGGAAAGACTCCGGCGGCTGGTGTCGGTGGTTCGTCAAGGGCGGCTTTCTTGAGAGGGGAAAATATGAGTCTACCGATGCCTTACTACCAAGACGGTTATGTGACGATCTATCACGGCGACTGTTTAGAGATACTGACGCACTTGCCGAAGGTGGACGCGGTGGTAACGGACCCTCCGTACGGGATGAATTGGGATACGAACGGAGATCGGTTCAGCGGCGGGGAAACGAAGGACGGATTTCCGCGCGGAAAGCATGGTGTGGCGGATTGGGGGGATAGGGTGATTGCGGACGACACTCCGTTTGATCCTTCTCCTTGGCTTGAGTTTGAAGAGGTTATTCTTTTCGGCTCTAACCACTACGCCGAACGATTGCCGGTTGGCACTACGCTGGTCTGGATCAAGCGAAACGATCCCGCGTTTGGCACATTTCTATCCGATGCTGAGATCGCGTGGCAAAAGGGCGGCCACGGCTTCTATTGCTACCGGGACGTTTCCAGCAATGGGGCGGGGGCGAATTTCCCTAAATTACATCCGACCCAAAAGACGCCGGGAGTGATGAAATGGTGCCTCTCCCGCCTCAAGTGCGACACCGATGCAATAATTCTCGATCCCTTCATGGGCAGCGGCACCACGCTACGCGCCGCCAAGGATCTTGGCCGGAAGGCCATCGGGATCGAGATCGAGGAGAAGTATTGCGAGATCGCAGCGCAACGAATGATGCAGGAGGTTTTACCGCTATGAGTGTTACTTGCTTGCTTGCTGATTCTGAGGTGCTAACGTCGTGATGTCTGAGAAGGAGTCAACGATGCCGCGCCTAGAAGATCCGCCCCCGCTCCAGAATCGGCTACTCGATTCGGTGGAGTTCGCGAAGGCGCACCCAGGAGAATGGGTGCTTGCTCGATCGTACAATACATCGAACGTCGCCCGAGCTTCTGGCTCAAGGCTAAAGCAGCGCGTGGATGGTCCGCTTGAGACGCGATGCCGCCGAGAGAATCTCTACATTCGGTGGGTGTCCTAGTGGCAACGCCGCGCAAAGCGTGGTTTCGGGTCGCAGATGCCGTGATTTACGAAGGATGGACGGATAACGAGATAGCGAGCTTCATCAGGCTCGCTGCACATCTCAACACTCGCTGGGCGCGCGAGGGTCGATCCACGGCGGAAGCAGGGCAGACCTTACTAGGTCCGGCAGACGTTGCGCTGATAACGGGCGCACGTCGGCGAGACGTTGCGGAGAAGAGGCTCGAACGTTTGGCTCACGTGTTGAAGATGTCTATCGAAAGACGCGGAGACTTCTTCTACTTAAATTGGCCTAAGTGGCCGATATTCCAAGCATTAAAAACCGAAGCCGGGGACGAGAACGTCCCTGAATCGCCCCCTACGCCCACGCGTCACGCCCCCGCCCCCGCAACCTCTACCTCAAAGCCTTCAATCTCTCCTACCAAATCACCCCTTGGAACGCCTGACGGCGCACCACCTGGGGGGGAAGATCTTGAGTTGGTTTCGCTTTCTGAAGCCTCGCCGGGTGGGTTCGACATGCTGCACGCAGAACCCGCAGAACCGAAGTCAGATCTTGTACTCGTCGCGCCGGACAACGCCGTCACCGACATCGAGGTCGAGGTCTTCGCCGAGGTGTGCCGAGTCGCCGGAACATACTTCGACGACCGGAACCCCAGAGCGTGGAAGATCACGAAGCAGCGGCGATCCAGAATGCGCGCCATCGCCAAAGAGTTCGGACACGATGCGCCGGTGAATGCGTTTCACGGCTTTGTCGCGTATCACGACGCCGGCAACCGATGGCCCGAGCAGCGAGCCAATCTGAACCCCGAAACCGTCTGGCGTCCCTCGAACGTCGCCAAGTATCTAGAGCAGTTCTCAGACTCAGGCGGACAGCCGGTCGATATTCACGCACCGAAAAAACCCAAGTGGGCGATTCAAGTAGAGCGGATCGCCAGGGCAGAGGGGTTGATCTCGTGAGCATGGATCAAGCGGAACGACTCGCGAGAATCGCAATCGTCGGCAAGGCACTCTCGGTCTACGGCGAGAAGAGCGACGAGGTGATCGGAGCCTATGTTGACTACACGTCCCTCATTCCCTTCTGGGAGCCTCCGCTCCGAGGTGGCACTCCTAGTCGGGACAATCCTTTATTCGCCGCAGCGGTCACTCAGGCCGTTCTGACGGTCACATTTGGACAGATCAAGCCTGCGGACATCATGCAGGCTGCGATTGAGATCGCGGGGACGGTGAGAGCCGACCAGGGGACCATCTCAAAGAGACGGTGGGCCATCAAAGCAATGCGCCCAGCACTCGCGTTACCAATGCCGGTTGAATCGTTCGATCGGATACCGTTACCCGATGGTCTAGAGGGCCAAGTTGGGAAGATTGGGAGGGGAGAATGAACTTCAAAACCGACGATGAGCGAGAGGCACACGTTCAATCGATCAGAGACAAGATCAAAGGATTCGCCAGATCGCGGGGGCTGCGAGGAGAATTGGTCGAGACAGTCTACGGCTGGAGGCCCAGCAACGTCTTGAGCGACGAGAGCAGCGCCGCAGCGGCGGCAGGCATTGCGGCGGTCAAGGCAGACCGAGCGGCACGGGGGGGGCGATGATTAAGAGATACGAATGCTTCACCGGACATGAGGCGACAAACTACGACGCCACCCCTACCGATGATGGCCCCTGGGTTAGTTATGAAGACCACGTGCAAGAGATCGTCACCCTTCGCGCCCAACTCGAAGAGGTCCGTAACTTTGTAGTTTTCGGATGTTTATGCCTGCCCGGGGGTTCCCCTGGAAATGAGGGAATGTGCGAGCGATGTGCGTTCCTGGAGGGACGAGACGATGGGTGAGGTGCAGCGGTATCAATTAGAATCAACTGGCTACCCGGAGATCGTCGATGACGGAGAGTGGGTGTCCTACCAAGACCACGCGGAAGAGATCGCCACCCTCCAAGCACAGGTAATCCGCCGAGATGAGGAGATCAGAGATCTACGTCACGAGATTGAGTCTGCGCGAGACGCTGCCCGGGGCGAGAATGCTCTGCGTCTGGATGCCGATAGGGAGATTGCCACCCTACGCGCTCAAGTCGAGCGATGGGTTAAAGAGATTGCCCATCTCAAGCTCGCCGCCGAGAAGGCAGAGCGGGAGCGGATGCGGGAGCTTGAAGTGGCTCGTGCGTTGTCACTCGCCGGCGACGACATGGAATCTGAAGTCGATCGGGTAGCATTTTTGAAGAAGTGCGAGACGATCATCGAAGAAATCGAAATCGACATGCAAGCAGCGAAGGAGCTCAGTTTTGAGCCTGCACCGAATGGCAGCGTCCAGGGACCAGAACGAGCCTGAAGTCGTCGCGGCACTACGCAAGGCGGGAGCGTTCGTGTACCTCATGCGAGAACCGCTAGACTTGCTCGTCGGATTCCGTGGGCAGACGTATCTGCTCGAGGTCAAGATGCCGAAGAAGGGCCGAATCACTCCGGCGCAGGTGAAGTTCTTTGACGATTGGCCGAACGAAAACGCGCACGTCGTCAGGACTTGCGAGGAAGCGCTAACCGTGATTGGGGCAGTGGAATGAACATCGACACGAATCCAGAAGAGCCGGTCGCGGTCGTCTGCATGAAATGCGCGCCGCAACTCATCGACCTACAGGACAGGCTCAACGACAGGATTGAACAGCTCGGGATGCTGCAAGGGCGCTACAACCGTCTTGCCTCTGCGGCACGAGAGAAGGGCATTGACATTCAGCGAGTGAGCGCGAAGCCTGACCAAAATATGGGGCCAAGGATTCAGGTCAAAGAGTGAGCCACGCTAGAAACGGCAAGGCCACGGACAGAATCAAAAAAGGGACAGGAGAACGCCCTCACAACGAACGCTATTGGGTTACGGGAGAAATCTGCACGCGGTGCTCAGAGCCGCTCGAGTTCTACCGATACATCAAAACACCCAGGCCAGAGCCGACTGTTTGCGCTCAATGCGCGGCGCTACAATGGGCTGAGGAGAAGCGAGGGCCGAGGCATTGAAGGTTAGACTTGAATAATGGGGTTTTTGAGTGATGATCGCCGGAACCACATCCCAAAGGAATTCTAATGGCCGCACGAAAATCAGCACGAAGAGCCGCACCGAAGCCGGTAAAGGTTTCCGAAGCCGTTGAGCGTGCCACGGAAGTCGTCAGCGGAATATTCTCCCCCGACAAAGATCAAAGACCTGATGGCTGGCTACGAATCCTGAGCGCTTACGCCAACGGCGGAGTCCCGTCTCGCTTGGATCGGCCACTCATGGACGACCGATTCACCGGACCACGACGGAACGATCAGGTCAAGGCGCTGCTGGCGATCGGAATGAACGTCGAAGATTCCTGCAAAGCCATTCTGAAAGCTGCGATGGATGAGCATCGTGGTGAAAAACACTGCAACTGGTAGGTTCCTAAATGGCAGAGAATACCGTCGGCGGGGGGAAGCCGGGGCCGGGAAGGCCCAAGGGCTCTGTAAATAAAGTAACCCGAGATATGCGGGAGATGGTGCGCGAGGCATTCGAGAAGGCCGGAGGTGTCGATTACCTCGTCACTCAATCCGAAGCGAACCCCAAAGCGTTTATCACGATTCTGGCGAAGCTACTCCCGAACACGGTCGAGGGCGAAGTCAGCGTGAAGAACGTTCTCAAGATCATCGACCTCAGCGAATAATTGGCGGTCACAGTTGAGATCAAGATGGGCACGCCGTCTAGTCCCGTGCTTGAGTCCTTCAGGACGGCGCGTGGGCGCGTGGATCTTATCATGGGGCCACTCGGCTCCGGCAAAACCTACGGCGCGATACAGCGCATCCTGAAGACCTCAGTCGAGCAAGAGCCAAACGCGCTTGGGATCAGGCCCACTCGCTGGTTTGCGATCCGCAACACCTACCCCGATTTGATGTCCACGACGATCCGAGACTTCCGAGAAGTCTTTACAGACGACATGGGTCGGATGAAGATGGGCAGTCTCGAACCCCCGACATTCACGGTGGGCATCGACCTCGAGGACGGCACCCACGTTCACAGCGAAGTGATATTCCTCGCGTTGGATCGCGAAGACGCGGTGAAGAAGCTGCGCGGATCTCAGGCCACTGGCTTCTGGCTCAACGAGACGAAAGAGCTCGTGAAGCCGATCCTA